ATACAGTACGGTATGGGGATACTCAACGGGCCATTCGTCGAGGAGCAGCAGCAGCGGACATGGAGAACAGATCCCGTAACTGGAAGGCTTATGGCGGTGGCAGTAACAGCGTATCGCCCCCGGTTCGAGTTCGTGCCGATATGGGACTATTATCCGGACATGTCGGCAAAAACGCTGAAACAGGCGGAAGGTCAATTCCGTCGGTATGTGATGACTCGGCATCAGGTCACACGACTAAAGAACAGACCAGACTTTTTGCCAGATCAGATTGATCTGTTCCTGCGGCAAAATCCATCAGGCAACTACAAGCGTCGGCCGTTCGAGACTGAGCTGAGGAACATGGGGGTGCAGCAGAATTCGTCCGCGTCTGAGAGCAATAAATACGAAGCTGTATCATGGGAAGGATATGTTCGCGGAAGGGACTTGGCAGACGCTGGCGTACAAGTTCCGCCTGACAAGCTGGACAGTGATCTGCGAGCGAACGTATGGATCATGGGGGGAATAGTCGTTAAAGCGGAATTAGACCCATGGAGCGAACTGGATTCAGGCGAAAACGTGTCGATGTACCATCATTTTATTTTTGAGGAGGACGAGTCTTCCGTGTGCGGAAACGGTTTGCCGAACATCATGCGTGATAGTCAGATGGGGATCTGCGCTTTGACACGCATAGCGCTCGACAACGCCTCGCTCACACGAGTGTTTGAAGTGAATAACGCACTGCTGCGGACAGACCAAGACGTGACTACTGTCGTGCAGGACAAAATGTTCTATCGTGATGACGAGTCGATGCAGACTGTGCAGTATCCGGCAGTTCGTGAAATTGTGTTCGATACGCATATTGCAGAGATCAAGACGCTGCTTGATGTGTTCTTGAACTTCGCAGATCAGGAGACATTCATCACTCCCGCCACTGGTGGAGACGTGCAAAAAGGGCCGAGCGAACCGTTACGTACTGCTGCGGGTGCGTCCATGCTTCGTGGGGATGCTGCGCTACCATTCAAGGATATCGTTCGGAATTTCGATATGTTCATCATGTCGGTACTCAATTCGATTATCGTCTTTAACAAGAACTTCAATCAGAAAGCGGGAATTAGCGGGGATTTTCAGCCGATAGCTCGTGGGGCAACGTCACTTATCGCTCAAGAAGTGCTGGGTATTCAGCTCGACAATCTAGCTATGACACTAACACCAGAAGAGAAGAAATATGTCAAGATGCGCGAACTAGTACGGGCACGTATTCGGGTACGTGACCTGATCGCAGAAGACTTGGTCGTGGATGATGCTACGGCGGATCAGATCGATGCTGCGGAAGCTCAGCAGCAACAAGCACAGCAAGATCTGGTGAAGCGTACAGCAGAAGCGCATATCAGGGAGATTTTGGCAACTACGCTTAACAAGATCGCTCAAGCTGGCAAGAATTCTGCCAATGCTGAGGCGGTAACGGTCAACGCGGTATTGAACGCATTGGAGAAAGGACTGGACGCAAATGAACTCGTCGCTCAAGCAGCAAGAGCAGGAACTGAAGGAACAAATCTATCGGCAGCGGCAAGATCCGGCACTGCAGGTAATGAAGCAGTATCTGCAAATACGCAAGGAGAAGCTGAATCAGGCATGGGTGCGGGCTACGCCGGAGGAGCTGCCGTTCCTGCAACGGGAAGCCCAGCAGGTGGCTTCGCAGTTGGACCTATTCAGTAAGGATCCGACGCTCGCTTCAAACAAAGAATGAAATGTTTTACCCCCTTGACACAACCTTACCGCAAGGATAAAAAGCACATATGACTACCGAAACAGACGAATTCGCCGACGCCTTCAATGCCTTAGCTGCGGGCGAAGAGCTTCCTCCGGAAAAAACCAAGAAGCCGGAGGAGGCTGTCGCCAAGACGCCAGATGAGGGGGCCACCTCTGCCGGTGTTAAGACACTGGAGGAAGAAGCTTCCGCAGCCAAAACGTCCGAGGAAGAAACTGTTACTACAAATACGCCAGAGGAGGAAGCTGCTGCCTCCGAAACTGCTGCAGTCAAAACACCTGAAGAAGAAGCTGTCGCAGCCAAAACTGCTGCTGAAGCCGCTGCGGCAGAAGCAGCGGCCGAGAAAGAAGAGCTGCGTGCCCGTCTCGCGGCTCTAGAGGCTAGTACGAAGGCTCCTGAGGCGACTCCGGCGGAAAAGCCAATCTACACGGATGCTGAAAAGGCGATCCTTGCCAAGTATGAGGAAGATTGGCCCGATGTGGCTGCTGGGGAGGCGCTGAAGCGTCGAGCAGAGTACCGTGATCTTGTCCGGTATGTGTTCGATCAAGTGCAACAGGTGTATGGTCCTCTTCTGGACTATTACCAAGTTCGTAGCGCCAAGGACCACTACGCCGAGATCAAGAATCTGGTTCCAGACTACGACGAAGTTCGTGACAAGGCGATTGCGTGGGTCGAGACGCAGCCGGCCTATTTGAAAGCTGCTTTCACGCAGGTTGTCGAATCAGGATCGGCTGAGGAGGTGGCGGATCTTATCGCTCGCTTCAAGAAAGATACCGGATACGCTGCGCCGGCAAAAGCGCCGGCAGCGGCGGTTGTTCCTAGTGGGATGCCGGCAGGAAAGGAACTGCCCCCTGCTGCGAAGAAAGCCGCGGCAGCTCTAAAGGTGGTCGAGACGGGCCGCACGGAGCAAACAAGTGGGGTCGATCCGAATGATTTTGATGCAGCGTTTAAGGAGTTTTCTGCTGCGGCAAGATGAAGAAGTTGTAACACACACTGCTACGCGCCAAAACAAGCTGGATCGCGGACTGCACTGTGAGTATAAACGAGTACCAACTCACTTTACAGGAGAAGTGTCATGGCACAAGCAACCACCTACGGCGACATCAGTCCGCGTACTGCTGCCTACGCCGTTACCCAGCTTTTAAAGCGTGGGCTTCCGTACCTCTGTATCGAGAAATTCGGTCAGACGTATGAACTGCCCACCAACAACACACAGACGGCCAAGTTTCGTCGTTACTTTCTGTCCGGTGCTACGGGTTCGGCCGGCAACGGTGCGGGTTCGTTCTATACTCCGCTGTCGCTTTCGCCGCTGATCGAAGGTGTAACTCCTGCCGGCAAGAAATTGGCGAATGTCGATTACACGGTAACGCTTGCGCAATACGGCGATTTCGTCACGATCACTGACGTCATCATGGACACCCACGAGGATCGTGTGCTACAGCAGGCGACGGAAGTGCTCGGTGAGTCTGCTGCGCAAACCATCGAAACGTTGCGCTTCAACGTACTCAAGGCTGGCACCAACGTGTTTTACTCGAATGACGATGGCACTCCATTGCGGTCGGAAGTCAATACTCCGATCAGTCTTGCTGTGCAGCGTAAAATTACGACTGCCTTTGCCCGCCAGAACGCCAAGAAGATCACCCAGATCGTGAAATCCACTCCAGATTTCAATACGGTCCCGGTGGAAGCTGCGTATGTCGGCCTGTGTCATCCTGATCTGGAAACGGATATCCGCTCGATGCCTGGGTTCATTCCAACCAAGCAGTACGGTACCGTTACTCCGTGGGAAAACGAAATCGGCTCCGTCGAACAGGTGCGCTACCTTACTTCCACGGTGTTCGTACCATGGACCGACGCTGGCGGTCCTAAAGGGCTGATGCGCTCTACCTCGGGCACCAATGCTGATGTATATCCTGTGCTATACTTCGCCAGGGATGCGTTCGGCATCGTGCCGCTTAAGGGTAAATCGGCACTGACTCCGATGGTGGTCAATCCGAAACCTTCGGCCGGAGATCCGCTCGCCCAGCGCGGTACTGTCGGCTGGAAGGCGTGGCAGGGTACGGTCATCCTGCAGGATGCGTGGATGGCTCGCCTCGAAACTGCGGCCACTGCGTAACATACTGAAGGGGGCTTCGGCCCCCTTTCTGATACACATCAACTCAGGAGAAAATTATGGCCCTCACTACCAACACCCAATCCAATAGCATGGGCATCTGCAACATTGCTACCGGATATGTCGTTACTGACTCCGGTACTGCGGCCGCAACTACCTTTACGCTGGGTTTCGAGCCCCGCATCGTACGCTTCCACAACGTCACCGACAGGATCAGCGACGAGTGGCAGGCAGGCATGGCGAACGCCAGTTCTATCCATACCGTCGCGAACGGCACGCGGACGCTGGAGACAACGAACGGCATTTCCGTCAGCGGCAACACCTTCACGGTGACGGCCACTACGATCCCGGCCTCCAAGACGTTCGTCTGGGAAGCTATCGGCTAAGATGGGGAGGGGTTCGCCCCTCCCCCCCGAAGTTTCCATGGGCAATATCCAAGGAATGGTCGATATGAGCGGTACTATTCTGCGCGTCGAGAAGCTGGAGAATGGCTATGAAGTCGAAGTTTGTGACGAAAAAATCATGGCCGAGAACAGAAAACCGAAATCTGTGTACGAGGATCCGTGGAAATCGTATGCTTTCGAGACTGCTGCCGGAGTTGTGGAGTTCATCAAGACACATCTTGACAAATTGAAACCGCCGCCTGGGGCTGAAGAGGAATATTCTTCAGCGTTTAAGATGGCTT